GAAGCGGCGGTGTACCGCACCGGTCAGTTGAACAGCACCGACACGTGATCGTTGGCAGACGGCGTGCTCGCGAAGCCGCGGTAGGTGAGCGTGACCGTGGCCAGTGCGCCTTCCGCACCGGGTGAGACGCTCGCCAACTGCGCCTGCGGCAGTGACAGCTTCCACCGGTTGTACTGCGTCGCGCCGAACGTGACATCCACCGCGCGACTCGTGGCCAACGCCAACTCGCTTTCTGGATTGAATGTCGCAAGCGCGGGGCGCTCGATCTCGATTTCGAGCTCCGGCATCTGCCCGCCGGGCACAAACCCCGCATGGCCTCCGGCTAAGTTCTGCGCAATGCGCGCCGTGTCGACGTTGCGACCAAGCCGGAACGCCACGCGGCGGATCGTCGCCGAGGTGAATGCGCCGATGTTGCCGACGATGGCCGACGCGACGGGCGGGATGATGCTGGCGGACCCGATCGTGATCACCGGCAACGAGGCGTCGGCCGGCAGGGTCGACACGCCACGCCAGTTAAACGTAAACACCGGCACGCCGAGCCCCTGCGTCTCAAACGACCAGTCGCATATCACCCCCGCCTGATCGAACTGCATCCCTTGCGCGAATTGGCGCAGCGTCAGGCTCGTGAACGTCGTGCCCTGCGCCGTCGGCGTGTACGACCACTGCGGGGTCGGGGACGCGCTGTAGGTGGCGTCGAGGCCGGACGCCTTGAGCATCCGGTGCACTTCGCTCGGGGGGAGCAGGACCGCGCTGTAGAGCGACCCAAGCCCCTTCGGCAGCACCTGCAGGGAGCCTGTGCGGAACCGTCCGTTCGGCGTCGTGCGTCGCTGCGGGGCGAGGTTGCCGGCCGCGCGGCCGATGTTGCCGTCGTACACGTACTCCTGCGATTCCGGCGCGGCCGGGTCGCCGTCGCCGATGTACGGATTCACGCCGTCGGCGCTATTCGAGAGCGTTTCGGCGACGCCATAGTCGGATTCCTCTTTGGCGAGGATGCCGATCACCTGATTCAATCGTGCCGCTGTCGGCATGGGTTACTCCTCGTCGGAAGGGGATGCGTGCGCGGCAATGCGCGCCGCCATGTAGGCTTCGCGCTCGTCGAGCGGAAGGTCCATCGGGAACGGCAGACGGATCAATTCGCCGTCGTCCGTGGTGAAGGCGAAGTAGTCCATCAGATCGGCCCCAGGTACCGCACGCGGCACGTGACCAGCACGCCACCGGTGACGATGGTGTCGGCGTCCGACTCATACAGCGTCGCCGCCTGCATATTCGTGATGCCGTACAACTGCACTTGGCCGCGTGTGCGCGCCGCTTCCCCGGCACTCGTCAACAGCAGCTGCGCGACTTGCCACCAGAGCGCCTTGATCGTCTGCGAGGCGTCGCATTCAGCCGCCGCGGTATCGATCGCCCGCGTGGCGTAGCGAATGAGCACCGTCACCGACGCATCCGGCGGGAACGGCCGCACGCTTGGTGACGCTTGGTCCACCGGCTGATCGGCCGGCGACACGAGCAGCACGGGGTACATCGTGACCGGCAAGTGCGGCACCCCCCCGCGCGACACGCGACCGTCGCGGGTTGAGTCGAGCACGGTCACGGCCGGAAAGTCGGTCACCCCGGTGTCTTTCGGCACCGACAGGCGCACGGCGTTGATGCCGTACGTCGTGTCCGTCAGCCAGTCGGTTATGATGCGCACGGTTTCGAGGATCATGGGTCGAGCCTCGTCACGCGCACCGTCATCACGTCGCCGTTTTCGCGCAACATTGGTCGGCCGCGCACGGTGTAGACCACGCCGCCGATCGTGATGGCGGTACCGTCCACAATGCCCGTGATCGCCTCGTTGGCGAGGTGCACCGCGCGCGTACGCACCGACACCGCTTCACCGGTGCCGTCGTCGACGAGTTGTTCGTCGTCGTCCAGCACGCCCCACGCGCGTTGCGCGCCGACCTGCACGCGTTTCGCATCGGGCGCCGACTGGAAGGCAAAGCGCGTCATCGCGAGGGTGTCGAGCGGCATTAGCGGGTCCGCAACCGTTTCACGGGGCGCGTCTCCACCATCGGGTCACCGTTGATCGTTACAACACCGTCGTGGGGAGGCGGTTGGTCGTCAGGGGGAGGCGGTTGGTCGTCAGCCGGAACCGCACGACCAGCCGCAACCCACGTACGGGCCAATCCGTCGGGGAGGTCATAGACCTCCCCGACGTCGCACGCGCTTCCATTCGGACCACCGGTCCCGATCAGCATCCGAATTTTCATCGCGTGATCCTCGCTTAGACGAGGAGGTCGCGGAACACCGAGAACGAAGCCGGTGTGCGAATCTGCACGTCAGCGAACTGGATCGACGTGATCTGGATCAGGTTGCGGCGAGCCAGCGTGAACGGGTCGACGATGATCTCGGTCCCCGATCCCCACTCACCCACCATCACCTGAGAGAAGTCGCCAACAATCGCGGCGTGAGCAACGCCCGACGCCGAACCCTTGGTGAGCGTCGACGGCATGTTGTTCGTGCTGAACGCCGGCACACCGACTACGCTGTTCGTGTCGATGTCCCACAGCGTGCGGCTGTCGGTCGACGCGAAGCGCACGACGCCGGCCATGCTGTACTTGATGCCGGGCGTGGTCACGAACGTGATGCCGTCAACCATCGCGTTCGACGTCTCCAGTGCGCGCAATGCCTCGTACACCTTCGTCAGCGTGGCCTGCGCCCCGTTGGTGCCCATCGCGATCAGATTCGTGCCCGTCGCCACGCCGACGCCGGTCGGCTGGTTCGACGCACCGGACCCATACAACGCGGCCATGTCGATTGCCGTGGCCGCCTGCGCGATCAAGTCGTCGAAGACGATCTGGTCGGCCGCCGGGGTGCTCTGCGCGAGCAACTGACGCGACACCGTCGTCGACGCCTGCAGCGTCTTCGGAGAGAGCGTCACCTGGTCAAGCGAGAGCGACGACAGCGCCATGTCTGAGCCAGGCGCTTCCGCCACCCACGTTGCGGCCATTCCCGCAGTCTGACGCGGGAATGCGACGTTCCCCACGAGGCCGGGCATGAACCGCGCGCCCAGCGTGCCGATGACGAGCGAGCGCTGACGGAGCAGGTCGATCAACTCCGGGCGCAGTTCCGTTGCGCGCAGTTCCGGGCCTTTCCCGGAGGCACCGACACTGAGCTGCGTACGCAAGTTCAGCGGCAGGAAGAACGACTTGTCGTTCGTGTAGCTGCGACCCGTCTTCTTCGCGAACTCGTCCGAGACTTCCATCTCGAATCCACGCTTGCCGCCCACGATGCTGTTGAGCGCGCCCATGAGAGAGTACCGCTGCTGCTCCTTCTCCGTCAGCTCGACGGCCGGCTTCGGCGCGCCGCTGTGTTCGGCGCGGCTGTTCATCTTCTCCAGCAACTCGCGGCCGATCGCATCGATGTCACGACCCGAGGACACCAGCGCCTGTGTCTCAGACGAGGACAGTCCCGCCGCGATGGCGTAGCTGTAGATCGTTTCGTTGCGCGAGCGCACGTCGCTCACGCCGGGTGCCGATGCCGGGGCAACCGGCGCGGCGACTACCTGTTCGGTAGACATTGGTTCGCTCCTGCCAGTGACGGCCGGTTGCGGGGTGATGCTTGCCGGCGCGGAATGCGCGCGGCCTTTACCGACCGTCGGGTCGGCGGGGACGGACACCGTCGAGACTTCGTACGGGGTCCAATTCGTGTAACGTCGCGTCAGTGTGTCGCCGTCGCGGGTTTCGGTGTACTCGTCGCCAGGGTCGTAGCCGACCGACACCTCAGTGCGGATGTCGTCGAGCATGTCCTGTCGGATTTCCTGCGCGCGCGGCGACTTGGAGAAGCGCACCCACCCGCGCATCACTTTGTCGGCGTCGACGCGGATCTCTTCGACTTTGCCGAACACGTCCGATCCGTACGACTGGTGCGACGGGATGAACGGCAAGCCTCGCGTGGCGCGTCCGAGGTTCACGCTCGCCGGCGTGTGGTCCAGCACTTCATCGAACCGTTCGTCACGCTGCCAGTCGTAGCGTTTCACGGGAAACTCGCTCGAAATGGCGATCGGGATACGCTCGTCAGACTCGGCGCGCGTCGACAGCGCGGCCCGGTCCACGGTGATCGAAAAAGCACGCACGACCTTTGTGTCGGTCGGGTCTGCGGTCTGCGTCATACGGCCCTCAGTTGTCTGGCCGGCTTGACTGCCGGCGGATCGGACTCCGGATCGGTCACCTCCTCAGGCGCGGCCGTATTCGGCGGCCCGAGAACGACGCCGAGCGTTTTTGCGTACGCGTCCTCTTCGGCGCGTTCGTCCATCAGATCGGTGAAGGCGAGCCCCAACGCATTCGCCTCGCGCGTCTTCGTCGTCAGGCCAAGCTCCAACATTTTTTCGATCGTGTTCGCGTCTTTCAGCGGATCCACCCACGACCAGCGGCGCGGATGCCACGTTGACGACGCGGCGATGCTGTCCGCGCTCTGCCCGGCAGGGATCGCGAGCGCCCCAGACAGGTCCGCCGTATCCAGCCACCAGCGGAACACGGGTCGCATGATACCAGACACAAACTCAGATTGTGCCATCCGCCACGCGTCACGCTCGACGAGGATGCCGGCGCGTGTCGACGAAAAGTTCACATCGGACAGGTCACCCGTTAGGCTCGCGTAGGCGACGTGCAGTCCTGCGGCGATCTTGCGCAGCATGTGACGCGCGAAGACGTCGTACTCCTGCGTCGGCTGGCCGGGATCGAGCATATCGGCTTTATACCCGCGCGGCAGCACCCACCATTCCCCTGGCGCCTGTTCGATCTGCGGCGGCTGTCCGTCGGAGCCCTCAAGCGTGTCGGCGGTGTCGTCCGGCGTGAGCGTGCCCATCTTCGACGCCGTAATACGGTTCAGCACGACAATCGCTTCGTCGGTCTTGTCGAGGTGCTGCATGTGGATCATCACCGGCGCGAGCGCGGTGATCCCGCGCGTTTGCTCAGGGCGCGTGCGATGCGACAGCACCAGCAGGCGGTCGGCCGGCAGCACACGGTACTGCGCGACCACGCCGTCGCTCGGGTGGCGCGTGAGCACATGGTAAGAGATCCGTCGGCCGCGCGCGTCGAACTCCACGCCCTGGACGATGCTCCCGCCGCCCGGTGTCCGATCCATATTCAGCTTATCGTCCAGCACGTCGGCGTCCAGCGCCTTGAGCCACAACCCGCAGGGCGCCTGCGCTGACGGGATGACTTCGAGCAACGCTTCGCCTTCGATCTTCCACGATTCCGCGAGCTGCGCACACACGGCGGTCAGCGTGCGGCCGTCCGCCGTGCACCGCTCAGCCCACGCATACCACGCCGCTTCGACGCGGTCGGTGTACGGCTTATTGACGCCGCGCGTGGACGGGACCGCCGCCTGCAGCGTGATCCCGTCCGGCCCGATGACGTTGTCGCGCACCAAATGCGCGTAGCGCGCCACGATCGGCGAGTTTTCCCGCAGTTCTCGTGCACGAAAGCGCAGTTGCTTCGCTTGGTAGCGCGTCGACTTGTCGGCGCTCTGCGCGGTGCCGGACCAGTCGTTCAGCAGTCGATGAGGCTGCGCCGCCGCGTAGGAACGACGCCGCGGCGCGTCCTCACCTCGCCACGCCTGCGCCATCGCGCGCCAGAGCCGGATCGGGAGGCGGTCGCTCATCGCGTGAAGGCCACAGAGACCGACCCGAACGCGCTGCGGCGCCGTTCGCGGGTTAATCGCGCCTCACACGCCGCAATCACCTTCATGCAATCCGCAGGGCTGCGGAACATCGTCTGTCGCCCCATGATGGTCGACATCTGCACCGCGCCGCCGTTCATCAGCATGATCAGCGCGTCTTCGGCCGCCTTCTTGAGCCCCACCCAGTAACTGACGCCCTCGCCCGCCGCCAGCGCGCCAATGTCGGCGGCGACGGTGACGACGCCGGTCTCGATCGTCTCGACCGTGGCGCCATTGATCGCCCGGACGCGGTACTGATACGCGCCAGCCCCAAGCGCGGACGTCTGTCCGGCGGTGATCGCAATCGCGTGATCCGTGCCGCTCGCCGCCGACGTCACGGTCAGCGTATCGACACCGGCCAGCGCGAGCGACACGCTCCACGTCGGCGCGGGGTAGTCGGACAGCGACAGCGTGATGGCGACGCTGTCTCCTGCCGTGATCGTCGAGGGGATGGCCGTGAGGATGGTCACGGACACATGATGCGCCGTGACCCCGCTGGCGCCTACCGCCTCGCCTCGCGATCACGTCATGCAGGGGCATATTACGCCGCCCGCGCCAGCGATTGCCGACGCGAGAACGGGAGCCGGAACGCGCGCGGCTTCTTTTTGCCGGATTCGTCCAGATACCCGCGCGACACCAGCGTATCGAGCGTCACACTCGCCGTATTCGCTTTGATCCGCATTTCGTTCGCGATCGATTCGGTGTACACCTCACGGTATTCGCTGAGGCACAACCGAAGCGACAAGTGCCACATCATCAGCCGCGCGGTGGCAGGAAGCGTCACGTCGCCGAGGGCTTGTCTGATCACCGGGGCGTGGTCGGTCACAGCCACCCCTTACGACGGGGCGGGAGCCAGGCGGTGCGTTTTGGCGTGATGGTCGTTGGCACGGCGGCGACGTCCGGCGCCTGCAGCGCCGAGGCGAGCTTCACGAGATCCGCTCCGAAATACGTCTGCATCGCTACCCCGCAGGCCAGACTGTACACGACGCCATCGAGCGCCTCGTTCGCCGCGTGCGGATCACGCTTGCGCCATACCGTTGCCATGCGCCCGCCATGCCGCACGGATTCAGGGGATTCCGCGGTGAATTGTTCGTAAAACGCTGGATCGAGATCAGACGAGAAATGGATCGCGCCCGGTCCACCCGGCGGCACTGGCACGCGGACGCCGTGCGACAGCAGCATGTCTTTTGCGGTGTCGGTGCCGACCGTCCACGGGAGACGCTTGCGACGATCGGCCGATTTCCCCGGCTTCGTGATGATCTGTCGACCGGGACCGCCGACACCCTTCACGCCGAACATGCGCGCGCCGTGAAAACGCAGCTTCCAGCGGTCATGTTGTTTCCACACTTCGTCCGGCAGGTACCCGGTATCGAAGCCGACAAACCCGAGCGGCAGCCCCCACGACATCGCCCGCACGTGCGCACACGCCGCGTCCCACGGCTCATCGGTCGCCGGATCGCCGTCGAACGCGTCCCACGCGAGCACGAACGCCTCGTGCTGTGCGCCCCACCCGACCGTCACCAGCTCTACACGGTCCTTCTGTGTGTCGACCGTCACGCCGAGCAGCCCCACGGACGGCGGCGCGTCTGGCAACGGCTCCGCACGGGATTGCAGCGTGTGCACTTCGATGCGCTCGCGTTGTACGTAATGCGGTTCGGCCAGTACGTGCGTCACGAACACTTTGAGCTTTTCGGGGTCGCGCTGCGCCTCTTGCCACAGC